CTGAACCCATCCCCTGACGCTTCGTCCCGGTTGCCCATGCGGTCTGCGTAGACCTTGTTGGCAATCTTGCGCGGGTTGCGTTCGTACTGCTTTGCAATCTCAAGCAATGGGAATCGCTTGGGCCACAGCTTCATCAGAGCTTCGGCCCGGTAGTTGAGATTCTCTTCCAGCGTTTTGAAGTGTCCACATTCATGGCCACACTGGCCGATGAAGGCGGCCTGCTGCGTTGGGCTCATGATGCCAAAGCGCTCAAAGGTTTGGTTCAGAGGGTCTACCCACTGTGGGCCAATATGTAGCCTTGTCAGTTGTTCGCTATTGACCATTGATGATGTTCCTCACTTCGTTGTAGGCACCGATGCAGGCGTTGAGCTTGGTGATGGCTTTGTCTCCTTCGGCGACGATGTCGATAAGAGTTTCAATAGTCTGTCGCTCAAGTTCGGTTGCATCGGTGTTGCTATTTCCTGGGGCAGGGGTGGCACTTGCACTGGCCTGTGGACAACTTGGGGCTGGGAGGCGCAACCGGCCAGTGCGAGCAAGCTCATGCATAGCAGTCTGCTTTTTAACGACTTCATCTTTAGCCTTTCTCAGTTGGGTTTCTTGATCCTGGAGCTTTTCGCCAAGCTCTTGCTCTTTCTTTCTGGCCTCTTCATTCTTCTTGGCGATGGCCAGCTTCATGTCGTTGTCGCGCTCCAGCCAGCCGTAGTGATGGCCAACGCGATAGGTGCCAAACAGCGAGATGATCACGCCGACGATTAGCCAGGGCAGGGGTATTGGTAGCATCACTCAGCCTCCGTTCTTGCCAGCGCCAGCTGCTCGCGCTCATGGTCATCTTCCAGGTGATCTGGCGGTGTGGTCGGCGGCGGTGGTGGTGTCCAGGATTCGTCAAGTTCTGGGTTCTTCCAAACCGGCATTGCACCGAATGGCTGGCTTGGCAAGCCACCGTAGGCCGAAGGTGGTGGCGCGTAGCTTGAGCTGTATGCACCGCCATACATTGGCTGCGGGCACGGCTGCTGCATCGGTGGTGTCTGAGGTGTAAATGCTTTGGCCATAGCGCCAGCAGCACGTTTGGTCATCACGCCACCAATGCCGCCCACAATCAGCAGCACGATGTCGTTCAGCATCTTGGTGTATGCCTGGTCAATGGGTGCCATGCTCTTGATCGGCTGAGTCACAAAGGTCACCGAGTAGAGCAAAGCGATGACGATGAAGCACAAGATCAACGTCACAACAACCACGACGAAGCCCCACACGCGGACTTCAAATTCCTCAGTTGTTAGGTTTGGTTTCTGGTTGTTGGACATCGTTAACTTTCTTTTCCAAGATTGGTGCGACCAGGTATTCGGGGCAAGTTTGAGTGAACAGGCAGCGAGGCTTCTGGCACTCAGGCTCAGTGAATCTGTCCGGGTCTTGGCACTTGTATCGATAGGTGTCGTTGCATCCGGTCAGCAGCAATATCAACAACAGGTATTTCATAAACCAATCTTTCCGAGCAGCAAGCTCACAATCTTGTTCGACAGCTCATCAGGCAGAAACTTGAGAAAGCCAAGAAACCACCAGGCAGCGCAGCCGTAGCAGATGATTTTGCAGACCAGGTCGAATTGTTTCTGGTACTCATTCATCGGCCACAGCGGCGAGTGGTTGCACAAAAGTCCATCAGTTCATTGATGCCGATACCAACTAGAAGGATGACGAACGCGATCCCGCCAATAAGAGCCGCCATCTCTAGCTGCTCTTGTTCCTTTTGTTTGGCTTTTTTTTCCTCGGCCTTCAACGCTGCCATCTCTTTGGCATCATCCCTGTCCATCTCAGCCTGGCGCTGCTTGATCTTGTTCCACACGTCGATCTTGCCAGTCTGCATGAAGAGCATCTTCAGCTCTTCCTCAAATGCTCTGGCTTGCTCCAGCGCCATCTCAATCTGAAGAGCAGCTCCCATGTTGGAGCCCTTCTTGTCGCGCTTTGCCTGGAGCATGGCTTTTGTGGCCACACTCTTGGCATCAAACATTTTGCCGATCATGGGGGCCAGAGAGCCCAGGTCATTGGCCACCTTGCTGGCCTTCTTGACCATGCTGATTGCTGACTGTATGCCCGCTAGGGCTGTCATTGGATCAATCATTTTCTTTCCACTTTCTTCCACTCAAGACAGTGGACTCTGCGGTTGAACACATCGCCAGCCCATGTCCATCGCACACACCTGTACTCCACAGCGCCCAGCAATGCAGCGATGGTGAGTGCGGTCAGCATGGTCAGCCCTTCGGCAATGAGTTGTGATTGCTCAGCCACATGGCCAGGCCAATCACAGCAGCGCCTGTCAGCCAAGCCAGCTTCTTCAGCACGTTCTTGCCGACCTCGGTGTAGACCTTGTTGAGCGCAACCTCGGCAGCTCTCTCTGCGATCATTTCAATCTGAGCATCTGTCAATGGCATGTTCTTGTCGCTCATGCTGCGATCTCCATTAAAGTGATTGATGTGCCTCCGACGTAGTAGTTGAACGTGGCAGTGCCAGCCAACACGTCGTTGTAAATCTTGTAGGTCACCGCACTGGTTGTGCTGGGTGAGTCCAGGTATATGCCGCTCGCGCTCCAGCGCTGGGCATTGGCAATCAGGTATCCGATGCCCTGGCCAAACGTGATCAGGTCTGTGGTGCCGCGCCTGATGTTCTGGTTGACATAGTCAGCAGATGAGCCGGTGCTGCGGTCACCATGGGCTTGCGCCATGATGAGAATCTTGGAGCTGGTAGACGTTGGCGTGATTGACGCCGTGAGGACATCGCCGTCAGCTGTCAGTGATACGGTCGAACCAGACACTTGCTGGTAGACCACTTGCAAGATGCCGCCTCTGGCAACTCGGGCTAGGTTTGTAGAACGTCCCATCTTGGGCTCCTTTCGATGTTCTGAAAGGCCCAAGCGGGCCTACGGGTTTCTGTACTTACTGAGCTGGCTGCTCCTGTGCGGCGGCGGCAGCTTCGGCAGCCAAACGCTGTGCTTCTTTTTCAGCCGCAATACGGGCCTGTTCAGCTTGATAAGCGGAAACAATTTCAGCAGTCCAAGCTGTGTTACAGATTGCCACGACATTAGCAGGAACGCCTGTTAAATCTTGTGCGGGTGTGAGGCTTGAACGATGGTAGGTTTGGCTCAGTTGATTGCCATCCTCCATGATGCGTGTTGCTTCACGATAAAGAACGATGCCGTTCTCGGTTACTGTGATTTGGTCAACAGTTGTGGTTTTGGTAAGTGACATGATTTTTTCCTTTGAAAATTAAGATGTTTTATAGCATCCGCTAAACCACATGATTGACGTGCCGCCGCTACTCCAGTCGGCAGGAGCCAAAGCAACTTCAGAAGTAGAAGACCCTGACAAATAAATGGCGCCGTATGCCGCGCCCGAACTAAGTTCAATTCCAGTCACGCCAGTGCGTGAACCCTGAGCAATATAGCGGTACTCTGTAACTGAAAGGGTATTCCATGAGCCGCTTGCGTTAAAAGGAAACCCACCAAGATAGATAGTTCCCGTTGCACCAGAAAGTGTGCCGCCAATAATGCCCTGAACAAAAACCTGATTACCGATTTTTGTATACGTTCCTGTGTTGTAACTTGGAGTCCAAGTTCCCGGTGTGCCGCTACCAGTTAAATATGGTGTCCAAGTCCCCTCCTCATAATCATCTAGCGTATTAGCGTTTGATGATGCTGATTGAGTTGCGGGGAATGTGATGCCAACACCAGTTTGAGATGTCGCACCCTCAAGAGCTAAGGTTGCACCTTTTGCAAACTGAAGTGATTGCGTCCAAGTGATCGCGTTTCCAGCCGTGCCGCCAGCTGCTGTGTAAAATGTATGCGAGCTTAAATTTCCATCTGCTGCATATAAGGCTGCACCCGTGCTTGTGATGTATTTGTCACCGCTGGCGTAGTACCAGTTTGTGCCCATATAGGCAGTTGATGAATAGCCACCAAATGAGCCGTTCTTTACTTGCAATGCTGTGATGGTGTTCCAAGCAGCCGGGGTAACTCCCAAACCTGCATTGCCAGTGAAGACCGGATTTGCCAGCGGAGCCTTGGCGTCGAGCGCAGTCTGCAACCCAGAGATGTCGCCAATGGCGACAGAACCAATGGCCTTGTAAGACAGAATGCGAACCTCATCATTGAGCGCCAGGGCAGATGTGAACGTGATCGTTGTGCCGTCAGTTGCTGTGATGTCTGCCTCTGCCAGCAGCGCACCGTTGACGTACACATAGGTGTAGCCCACACGATAGCCGCCAGTGAACGTGTAGCTGGTCTGGCCAGCAGTCGCGGAGAATGAGCGCTCAGCAATGGTGTCTGGCGAGGCAGCCTGGTCTTGCCAGGCGCTGCCGTTGTAAACCCGCATTGTGCTGGCCACACTGTTGAAGTAGATCGCGCCGGTCAGCAGTGCGTTGCCGTCGTTGTCAACGCTTGGGTTGCTGGACTTCGCGCCCAGGTAGCGGTCGTCAAATGCGTCGTAGCTGGCCGCTGCAGATGTTGCTGACGCAGCTGCTGCAGTAGCAGAGCTGGCAGCGTTTGTTGCTTGCGTGCTGGCCGTGCTTGCACTGTTTGAAGCATTTGTCGCTTGGGTGGTGGCAGTGCTTGCAGAGTTGGCCGCGTTGGTGGCCGACGTGGATGCGTTAGACGCGGACGTGCTAGCCGCAGATGCTGAGCTGCTTGCGTTGCTTGCCGATGTGCTGGCAGCGCTGGCGCTATTCGATGCGTTTGTTGCACTTGTTGCAGCAGCTGTTGCGCTGGTGCCCGCGTTGGTTGCAGCTGTGCTTGCAGTGCTGGCTGATGTCGATGCAGAACTTGCTGAGCTAGCAGCATTCGTGGCCGATGTCGAAGCATTGCTGGCCGATGTACTCGCAGCGCTTGCTGAGCTGGCGGCGTTTGTCGCTGAGGTCGATGCAGCAGACGCACTGCTAGAAGCAGCTGATGCAGAGCTGGCTGCATTGGATGCGCTTGTGGCTGCCGCTGCCGCGTCAACCAACAAAGTCCATTTGGCTGAGTCGGTGTTCGTGTTGATCGGCTGAGAGCCAGTAGATGTGTGCTGGGTAATACACTGCCAGATGTTGCTGTTGGTTGTGTCTTTGACAATGTCTCGGACGTAGTACAGCGTGGCTGCAGCCCAATTGCCACGGTTGGTGCCCAGCGTGTCGGCAATGGCAGGGTTGCCGTCCGCATCAAAGCCCAGCGCTTTGTTGGCGCGCAGGCTGGCGCGTGGCAGCGTCATGTTGATCGAGGTAGGATCGGTCTGCGGTGCGCTCAATGCACGCTGCAGACCTTCGGCGTTTTGCTGTGCGAAGATGGTCTGCTGATCCATCTCATCATTGACCGTGTTGGCAAAGAAGTCGCCACCAGTCACGAAGTCTGTCGTGCGCTGAATGGTGCGGTTGCCGACAATGGCGATCTGCGTTGCGCCAGTGGGAGAAGCCACCAGGGTGATTGAGCCTGTGCCGTTCGATGCAATGGTCACCGTGTAGTCGGTGGTCAGCGTCAGGAGCGCGTCGTCCTTGTAGACAGCGATGTCAGTGTTCGCCAGAATTTCAAAGGTGAACGCATACGGGCCAGTGCCACTGGCTGCATATACGACTCGACGTGTTACGTTGGAGATTGGGACGCCCATGATTCAATCCTTCCTAATGGAAATTGTACGTTTTTCTCAAGGTTTGTAATAGAGGCCATTGGCCTTGCGCAACTCTTGCAGCTCAGCGATCCGCGCCTGCAATGCAGGGTCTTCTTGCTTGAGCTGATTGTGGGCTGCTTGCATGTATTTACTGTGAACCGACTGCACCGTTTTCTGCTGGTCATCCAGTGACAGCAGGGTAAACCCTGGTGACAGCATCACATCCATGATGCCCTGCTTGGATGGCAGCTCTTTGCCGTAGATTGTCAGCAGGCGGTTGTACTGCTCAGCGGTCATTTCAACGCCATCGATCTTCTTGTCGGGCATGCCGACAGGTGAGCCAATGCGCACCAGGGCGTCGTCAACCAGGCTGAACTGGGCAGGGCTCACACGGGTTGGCAGCACCAACTCCATGGGGTTGCCACGCGATTGCAGCACTGGGTCACCCCAGAGATTGAGCGCTTCGGGCAGATCAGAGTTGAAGTAGGGCAGACGCGACTTGTACTTGTTGAACGCCTCGACAAACCCGCGCACGCCCATCGGCAACTCGGGGTCGGCGCGTGTGTCTTTCCTGGTTGGGTCTGACAGGCGAGAGATGCCAGCGACCAGGGAGCTGTAAGCGCCAGCTGGTGAGCCGCCAATGACAAACCCACCGAATTGCTTGATCAAACCGTCAACGATCTTTTTGCCGTCAACAGCGCCCTGCTGGTTAGTGCCGATCAGCTTGGCCACGTCAGCCACGCCCTGCAGATAGGGCTGCTCTTTGAGGTATTCGTACAGGCCATACGTTGCGCCCAGGAACACCTCCTCCACCTTGGTGGCGTCGGGTTCATGCTTGGCGTATTCGGCATAGTCAGCAGCGATGGCCATCAAGGCAGAGACCGGCTCCATGCCCTGGTAACTGTAGTAGCTGTCGCCCACCTTAATGGAGTAGGGCATCCAGCCGTCGCGCATGAGAGCTTCTCGGTCTGCCTTGCGCTCTGGGCCACGGCCTGTCAGGTTGCCTTCAGCTGAGAGCGCAGCAAACGTGGCCAGTAAGGCTGAGCCCAGTGTTACCTTGGCCAAAGCCATGTCGCGGTAGATGCCACCCTTGGACAGCTCTTCACGCCACTGAGAAGACAGCGGTGCGAACGGTGTGCGCTCGATTACTTGCAGGCCAATGTTGGCAGGCGTCTTGAAGAACGGCACCACCACCTTGAGCGCTGGGTGATTGAACACCTCTTGCAAGTTTTTCAAAGCTGGTGGCAGCTCGGCAGTGAACGTGCCTTTTTGGGCGAACGCCATGGCTGCTTCATCTAGGTCACGCGGTGGGTTCTGGAACAAGCCCTCGATTTCCAGCGATGCTTTGGCCATCGCGTCAGTCTCAGACAGACCGGCATCGACGCCTTCGCGGTAGACGGTCTTGCCACGGCGTGTGATCTGGGTGTTCAGCTCCATGCGGTACAGCACACCCTTGAAGAACTCGTCCTCGGTCATCAGTGCGCGGCCAGGAATGGTTACAGCTGTGCCGTAGAAGTCGAGCGCCTTGGCCAGCCACTTGTCTTGCTCGATGCCAAAAGCACCAGAGCTGATCGTGGGTTCATAACCGCCACGCTGCATCTCGATCTTGGTCATCAAGTCACTGGGCGCGTTGTTCTTCCAGGCAGTGCTGGCCAGCTGCATACCCTCGACAATGCCATTGCGTAGCGACTGCACCATGGTGAGCGCTTCGTCCATGCCGACCTTCTCGGCCTCAGAACCTGGCACCAGCGACTTCCAGCTGCGCACGCCGGTTGGCAGCACGTTGCCGTACATGGCAGCAACCATACGCTCGGGGATTTGGTACAAGCCAAACAGTGTGTTCGACACAATGTTCTTGGCATGCGACACAGGCGAAGACAGCAGGCCGTTGATGTAGGTGGTGAACCAGACATCCTTGACGCCAGACATCATCGACTTCTCGATCATGGCGTTCTGGGCTGCGCGTGATTCCAAGGACAGGTAGCTTTTTGCCATGTCTTGCAAAGCAGCATCGCCACCGTACTCTTCCAACACCTGGCGAATTACGTCGGCGCTGCCGTCGCGTGGAATGCGAAAGACTGCCAGGGCACGGGCTGTCTCAGTCTGAATGCCCTTGACACCCTTCTGGATCAAGCCATGGAAGGCCACTTGCTGGCGCAGCATGAGCTTGTCAGCATCGGTGGCCATGCCAGAGTTGACCAGCTTGAACAGCTTGTCCAGTTCATTGGCGCTGAATTCCAAAACTTCCAGGGCTTTGTAGGTCTCGACAGCGTTGGCCATCATTCTGCCGTCGCTGCCGATCAGGCGCGTCAGGAACGACTCGCCAATGCCAGACTCTGCAGCCTTGGCTTTGATCTCTTCAAAGGTTACAGCTTTGGTTCTGATGTTCAGTGCATCAGCCACACCGGCCACAATGCCAGCAGCGTCGTGGTTCTGATACTGGGCCAGGTTAAACGGCTCGGTCTTGACACCGGCAGCGATCTCTTCTGTGCTGGGGTTTGGTTTGCCAATCAAAGCGCCTTGCGCCTGGCGGCGGCTGACAGCTGTGCCAACAGTGTCTGTCAGGGTTTGGTCAGCTTCTGGGATCAGCTTGTAGCGACCGGCCTTGGCTGCATCTGGCAGTGTGCCTTCAGCTGCACGGGCAGCGTCTGGCACCAGGTTGCGCTCGGCCTTGGTGCCCTGGCGGGTGATCAGTTTGCGAAGAGCGGCATCAACAGGGCCAGCGATCTGAATGCCTTCCGACATGCTGGGCGTGCCAGGCTTATCGGTAGGCGTGGCCTCTGTGCCCATTTGCGCCTGCTCGGCAGGCATGGGCTCTAACTGTGTGGGGTCTGCTGGCGCTGCAGCTGGTGCAGCTGTTGGCAGAATGCTGTTGAGGCGTTGATCAAGGGGTTGAATGGCCATCAGTTAGCTCCAGAATTGCGAGCCTGACGGCCACGCTTTACGCTTGACGAATCTCCTGTGGTAGCTCCGCTTCGTTCTCCGCTCCCCATTCCGCTGGCAGTCCCTCCGGGTACGCCAGTCCCAGGTAGTTGTCCCTGGTTAGTGGAAGGTTGAACTTCTGGAGCAGCTCCAGGACGTAGTCCGGCCCGCTCCCACTCTGGGGCGTTGATTCCGCCTGCTGCATTGAAGACTTCATTGCGTGCCTCGTCTAGTGAGAGTTTGCCTTTGCGATATTGTAGCCAAATGTTGTCGATCTTGTCAGCATTTGCTGCAGTCTTAAACGTATCTGGGAACAATCCGCGCACCGCTTCCCATGTGATTGATTGCATCTCACGCGGCAAAATTCCACGCTCTTGCGCTGCCCGGCGATAGGCTTCGGCATAGATGCCGTATGTGCCTTTCACACCAGTGATCGAGCTGTTCTTCGGGCCACCTTCACCAACCACGCCAGAGCCGAAGTTGTGCAAAACCTCACGGCTATTGCCAGACAATGGGCGTAGCAGGCCAGCAGCCACCGCATGGGTGTCAATGGTCACAGCACCTGACGGGTCATTGGGCGCGTAGATGTTGTTGTAGAAGTTGCGCACCTTGTGCATGTCGCCCAGGTTGTTGCTGATGTTTGCCTTGGATGGGTCATTCAGAATGACGATGGCTTTGCCGATCTCATTGAGCGAACCCCAGCCGGTCTTGGTTGGCGTCTTGCCGTCAGCATTCATGCGCAAGCCAGCGAAGTCACCTTCTGGTGTCACGATCTGATGCTCACGCGGCAGATATGCCTGGTCATAGGTGCGCAGCCACATTGCCTTCAGACCTGGGTCTGTGATCTCGGTTAGGGTTTTTCCTTTGATGGCATCGACCATCGGCGCGTACTGAGGCTTTGACCAGATGACCTTTGCGGTCTCTGTCATTGCGTCGTCCCACTTTGAGGTCTGCTTGCCAGTCATGATGTCCAGCACACGCTGACCCAGTGACACGTTCATGAACCAGTCTTTTTGTGGTGACAGTACGGCCAACACGCCAGAGACTGCCTGGTCAGGAACCTGGTATTCATTCGACCACTTGCTGGTGATGTTGCGTGCGCCGTCGTACCAAAGTTTGCTGCGCTGGCGCGTAGCGTCTGGCACCTGGTCGTGCAAGAACAGCAAGTTGTCTTTGACCTCTGTGATGAAGTCTTCGGCCTGCTTTTCAGGGTTGCGGGCTTTCGATGCGAAGTTGGGGTACTGCTTGATCAGCCCGACGTTGAAATTGAACGCCTCTGGGTCTGTCTTTGCAGACTGCAAGTCGATGACCAGGTTGTTGGCCAGTGGGTCTTCTGTGGCTTTGACGGCTGTGGGCAATCGAGTGCTGACGACATTGGGCCCAGACTGAACAATGCCCAACCCACGCGCAGGCATGCCGGTCTTTTCCAGCGCGTTGATTGTCATCTCGGCTGCCTTTGGAACCAGAGGCTTGGCAGCCTTGACCGTACCGGCAACACCTGGAATTAGACCCAGGACAGCACCACCCGTCTGCAAAGCAGCTGTACCGTAGTTGCCTTGCTGGACAGACGTGGCCGCATCTTCACCCATGCGCACGGCTTCCTGTGTCTGCAAGCCGGTGCCTAGAAAGGGCACAATGTCCGCAAAACCAAGATTTAGAGGGAGGTTGCTACTGGGGCCGCCCAAAAGCGTTTGAGCGTTCTGGCGGGCTTTGTAGCGATCCACGCCCATACCCTCAAAGCCAGCCTGCAGAAACCCGGCCAGGCGCTCGCGCACCGTCGGGTCATAGGGCTTGATCTCGCTGGGGTACTGGCCCGTGTAGGCGCTTGAGGGTAAACCCCTAGAACCAACCTCAGCCACCAGGATGTCGCCAGGTCGCTGGCCAGGAGCCATTGCTCTCTCAGGCTGCGCAACGGGATCGGGCTCAACCGGTTCTGTTGGGAACTGTACTGCGGTGAGAGCCGACAAGTATTTGTTTTCGACCGGACTGTAGGCCATTACTGAATCCCTTCTGCCTGGTCGAGCAGGCGTTTAACTTGTGTGATCTCAGCGGGTTTGAGTTTCTTGCTGTTTTCCAGAGCGGGCAGGGTGTCGCGGGTGATCGGGCCGCCGGCCTTCTTCTCCCAGACAGTGGTCAGCGAGTTGCGCGCAGCCTTGGCCTGCTCGGTGTCGCGGCGTGCCTGCAGATTCTTGGACACTTGCTCAAGCACTTGGCGCGGCTGCAGAATCTCGCCCTTGGCAGTGGCTGCAGATTGCACGGCCAGAGCGTCTGCGCGCAGCTGCTGCAGGCGCTGGAACTCTGTGCCCTTGGGGTCAAGCACGGTCACTGAGCCAGGCATGGTTGGGATGCCAGCCAGTTTGGCCAGGCCCGTGTCCAGGTCGCGCTGGTCGCGTCGGTCTTCGCTGGTCAACAGCTTGAGCGCCGACACCTTTTGTTTGCCATTCAACGTGTTGTTGTTGAAGATTTGGTCAGGGTTGGTGATCGTGCCTTCATAAATGCCACGCAGCACATTGAACTCAGCAAGCGGGCTGCCCTCTTTGTTGGGCTCCAGCAAGTCCTTGAGAACACCCAATGGCACAGCGTCTGGAGACTTTCTGGCCAGAGCTGCTATCTCGTTGGCAAACTGCTTGCGTGCTGCGCTGCCCTCTGGCGCTGCGACAGCCTTCTCATACAGCGGCACAAACTCAGCAACAGCTGCGCGCTTGTCTGCGGCTAGCCTCTGAGTGATGGCTGTGTTGCGTGCATTGACGGCCACCATGTAGTTGGCAGAGACCTTCTCGACTGAGCCGTAGTCGGTCATCAGCATGCCTTTGACCAGGTCAGACATTCTGCCGACGTTACCAGCCTGGATGTTCTTGAGCGTGGCTTCTGGGTCGGCCATTGCCTGCTCATCGGTCAACAGGAACTTGGTCACCGCGTTGATCTTGGCGCTCTTGAGAGCCGCTTCAAACTTGTCGCTGTATGACTTCTGCACCGTGGCATCACCCAGCAGCAGGGCGCTGGTGGTGATTGTCTGGCGATACACGTCAGCCAGCTCCTCGATGCTGCGCTTTTGCTGGGTCTTGGGGTCAACCCAAAAACCCTGAGAGACAGCTGCCTCAAGCAGGCGTGTGCTGTTGTCAAAGTCAGCGTCGAACTTGGCCAGGCGCTGCGCCTTCTCGCGCTTCATCTCAAACTCGGCAGCCTTGGCCAGCACAGTGTTGCCCATGGTGGCGCTGGTTGCGCGGAACTTGAGCGATGCCTCTGGATCAACCTGGGACAGGCTTCGGCTGAAACCATCCATCATGGTGGTCAGCTTGTTCTGCACTTGCTCGGTGGTGGCTTTGCCTTGCTCGACCGCAGTCAGCATGGTTGTCATCTGGCTGCGGGCTTCTGCTTCAAACGTGCTGGACAACTCAAGCGAGCGAGCTTTGCGCACCGCCTGGTCAAACATGTTGAACGTGCCACCCAGCTGCAGCTGCTGCACGTTGCCCATCTTGGCTGCCTGCAGCTGCTCATCGGTCAGCGGATTGTCGGCAGCGTACTGATAGCCAGACTCAATCGCAGCGTTCTTGGCAATGCCAAAGAGCTGATTGCTCAGCCGGTCAAGCGTCTGCGCCACCGTGCCTTGGTACTGAGCGCCAGCCTTCAAGCCGACATAGTCAACCTGGGGCGCTGTGACGTTTGGCAGCACAGCACCAGGAATGCCTGCTGCTTCAACTCTGCCTGATTGGAGGATTGGAAGGTCTGCCATGGTTTAAGGTGTGAATGGGTTTTTGACAGTCTGCGCGAAGTTGAGACCTCCCTGCAGCAACGTGGCACCTGACAGCAGACCACCGCTGTCAACGGCAAATTGACCAGCCAGGCGAAGCTGGTTGGCTTGCGCTTCGGCTGCGCCCATTGTCAGATCGGCCTGCTCTTTGGCAGCCAGGATCATTGCGCCTGCGTCCTCAAAGCCCAAGATGCGAGCGGTCAAGGCGTTAAGGTCTGACATGCCCACGTCGCGGTAGATCGCGCCAACATTGGCCGCCTGCACACCGGCAGCAGACCCTTCGTTGTACACAATGCCATTGGCCGCAGCACGGGCACGCACAGCTGCGTTGGTGCGCTCCATGCCACGCAGCAGCGAGTTGCCCTGGATTGTGTAGTTCAGTGCCTGGCGCTCAGCTGACAGCAGCTTGCGACCGGCCTGGATGGATGCATACTTTTGATCTTGGTCAGTGCGAATCTGTGCCAGGCGCAAGGTGTCAAGGGCTTGCACCTCGTACAAACCCTGCTGGTAAATCGCAGCCGTCTTCTGGGCACCAGCGCTTGTGATGGCCGATGCCAGCTGCAAGTAGGGCGCGGCAGAATTGATGCCAGTCTGCAAAGCATTGAAGCCTGGGCCAAGGTAGCTGCCAGCCGTGCTTGCCACATCTCCGGCAGCTGTGATGAATTTGCTGCCCGCGTTGATAATGCTGGCCCAGTCAAAGCCGCTCGATGTGTCCAGGCCAGAGAAGATGCTGTAGTCAAAGCTGCCGATCTTGTAGGCGCTTGCATCTGTGAATGCGTAGGCAGACGCATCGATGCCAGACAGCGAAGCTGTCGAGCCAAACCCGCTGTTCAAGTCATAGGTGATGTTGCTGGAGTTGATCCCCAGGCCAGATGGAGCAGACCAGCCACCACTGAGGCTGAAGTCAATTCCAGATGCGTTAAGTCCCTCAAACATGGTCAGGTTCCTCCAGTGACCGCGATCTTGTACTCAAGACCAAGCAAGGTCATTTTGAGTGGCAAGCTCTGTGAAATTTCCACGCTTGCCTCTCGGCTGTATCCAAGCACGCCATTGACGCGCTTGCTGCCGGTGTATGTGGGCTCTGGATCGTCCAGCAGCGGGTTGTCAAACGTGCGGAATGGCACAGGATTATCGTTTAGCTCCAGGTGCTGCGTGTTGTCCACCAGCGCGTTGATCTCAACAATTCGCTTCTTGAAACCAATGCGCGTGCCGGTTTGCAATTTGATCTCGACCGGCATGGTCTTGGCATACACAGTGAATGGCAGGCCGACCTCGTAGCTGGCAGTGCTTGGTCGATCAAACGTGACAGCGCCGCCGCCACTTACGGTCTCATTGCCCTGCGGCACACCGTCACAGATCACGTTGAGCGACTTGCCAACATGTGGCAGGCTGGTTGCACCGCTGGCAGCGCCACCAACAAACGCGCAATCAGTGAAGCGATCAAAGCTGAACAGCTCCACAAAATACTTGTCGGTGCTGTTGAATGTGCGCTTGACCACCGCATAGATGTCGGTCACGTCAACGCTTACATCTTTGAACAAGCCGTCAGTGATGAACTCGGATGGCGCTGTGATCTGCTGCGAACGCATGATGCTGAACGCGGCAATGGTGCCATCGGTGTCGTTGACCATCATCAGCAGATCGCCTTCGTCTGTGCTGGTCGCACGGCGCAAAGACATCCTGGTTGGCGCTTTGAGCAAGTGGCCAGACAGCAAAGAGATGCGCTGCGTCACATACGTCAGCTGCGTGTCAGAGAACAAGAACTCGTTGATCGACTTGCCCTGGCGCTGAATGTAGACCGTGCCCGACTCAAGCGACTGCACGCGGGTGCCTGGCTTGATGCCGTTGCGGCTCACACCTTTGAACGTCAAGGTCAACGGGGTGATCGGCTCAGTGCCAGACTGCGGCACATAGAACTCAGCACCAGTGGTGAACACTTGCAAGTCACGGCCAGAGATCATGTCAACGATCACGTTGAGCGAGCTGGTGTCCAGCGTGGCCTCAACAGCGTCGTCGTCAAATGCTTCGGTCGGCATGAACTCATCGAAGATGCCGATCTTGGAGCCCCAGATTGTGGATGGGCGAGACTTAGAGCCACCGAAGTACAGACGGCCCTCATGGAAAGTCACGGTGCGTGGCCAGCCCTTGCCGCTGCTCCACACGTCCTCATAACCAGATTCGATCTCCCAGCTGCCCTGGGCAATGTTGCTGGTGTCAAAGAACGGGTATTCAGTGACCGCCTTGACAGAAGTTGCTGAGATGTATTGAATGATCCGCGCACGGCCCTGTGGGTATGCGTTGATGTATTGACCAACACTGCCCGCGCTGAATGCTGAGTTCTGCGATGACAACGTCACGTTGCCGGATACCGCGCTGGGCGTTAAGTGGCCAGACGTTGGGGTTGACACTGAGAGCGTGAACGCATACTTGGGAATGCTGGAAAAACTGTATGTGCTGATTGTCCAGGTCGCGTCTGTGCCGCCTCGCACCAGCTTGACGGGGGCCAGGTCAGGGTGAACGATAAACATGGTGTCTGCAGACTGTGTCCACTGCAGCTGCCCCAGCATTGCGCTTGTGATTGTGGTGGTCAGATAAGCATTGGCACCACCGTTGATGGCTGTGATCTGCACACCGTCTTTGAACACATACATGCGTTCGTTAACGAAGCAAAGCATGTAGCTGTCGTCAACGCTGAACTCAAACGGCACCAGGCGCACGCCACTGCCTGCGGAGCTTGGCAGCTCGGCAATGTGCTTTAAGCCTGGGCGACGACGAATGCCACCCTGTGGCTGCACCAGGACGTTGGTGGCCTTGGACAGAGCGTTGTTGTACTGCGCCAGGTCAATGCGCGAGCGCAGCAAGGGGTCAAGCTCGCCCGTGCTGAAGTTGGTTTGAATGTCAACAAAACGTGGCATCAGCCCCTCACTGCGATAAGGCTGAAGTCTTCAATGACGCGGGTGGGTGTGCCCTGGCCATCGATGTTCATGGCTGTGCGCATGTAGCCACCACGGCCATTTTCGGCGGGACTGCCAACGGCAACACCTTGCCAGTATTGGGCACGGTCGCTTTGTTCTGTGATCGGCATGGCCAAGTGCCAGGCCATCATGTACTTGAGCAGCTGCACGAAGTATTGCGGCATCGCAAATTCGCCGACGCTGTATTGGTAGTCCAAGTAGACGGCAGGCAGATTGGTCAGCAGCTTGTCGCCCTGGATTTCCCAATCCTTGTTTGCGTAGGAGTTTTGCGCTGCGCTGGCATAGGCTGCGCGCACAGTGCCAAGACGGTCGCCTGGCAGCTGATACTCATAGCGCCAGACAGAATTTGGGGTGGTGATCAGCCGAGCCAGCTGCACCTTCTTTGTGTTGAATGTCCACGGGTAGGTAGTCAATACCGAATCGCGGATATCAGGGTAGAGGCGGTCGCATACGCTGGCCGCGTCAGTGCCATCGTTGAACGATGTGATGGCTTTCGCGCCCAGCATCAGCAGGGCATCAGAGCAGATTGAAACGCCAGTGTCGCCAGCAGCCATGTGAACCTCTCAATGTGAGAAGGGCCAACCTCCGAATGATCAGAAGTTGGCCCGTCGTATTACCTGATCCGATTAATCGGTGTCAGTTGATGTCACAGTCACGCCGTCAGTGATGTCAACAACGGTGCCGGTGTTGCTATTCACATAGGCTGTTGACATCACAGGAGTGCCACCCGTTGCGGAGTAGCAGAAAATGATGTCGCCGACCTTGAGGATTGACGCGATAGAGTTGAAGTATCCAGACGCACGAATCACTGACTGAGCGTCAGTAGAAGCGTATGTGTAGATAGAAGGTGCGTTACCAGCTTTTGACTGGCCGCCAATGGCGTTAAAGCCTGTGGATGAAAATGCCATGATTCATGCTCCTTTTAAGAATCAAGATTCGCGGCAAGTGAGTTGAACGATGCCTTCAGCGTCGATGGCGATTGCGCCAGCGCTGAACACTTCGTTAACCAACCAGCTGGTCTTCTCAGGGATGTAGTTGATCTCGGTACGCATACCGATACCTTCGCCGTAGCCGATTGCATCCTTGTGGAATGCAAAGCATGTACGGTCATTGCTGCCGTCGATGGCCAAGCCACCTTCAGAGCGGTCACCCAAAGTGTGGAACTGGAAGCCCAAGAAGGTGTTGATCTCGCCCTGAACCAAAGCCTTGACTGTGTTGAAGTCAGAGCTGGTCACGGCTGTCTCGCCTAAGAGGCTGTCCAGACCATTTGCATGGATGATGATGTGACGACCGTCAGCAGGCACGTTGTTCTTGTCGAGCAAACGCTTAGCTGCGCGGAGCTTAGCCACGTTCAAGTTGGTAGTGGAACCACCAACGCTGTTGGCCACGGTCAATGAAGTGCTAGAAGCAGCCAAGGCATCCAAGATCAATTGATCTTGACGACGGCCCATGGCGGCGGCAACCACTTGCACCAACTCTTGACGCTCGTCAAAGTTGACTTTTGCCTGGCTGAAGATGTCGCTGTACTCAGCGGCATTCCAATCAGACAATGTCAAAGTGACAGAGCTGAAGCCCACGTTCAATGGGGTGACATCGGTTTGACCGACGCGGGGGGTTGCAACACCCTTACCGACTTTAGGGAACTTGACGGTTGAGCCTTCGACTCCACGACGCTGACGTACGGCAGGAACCAGCATTGCCTTACCTTGGTAGGCTTGCTTTACCTCAGCATCGAAGAGCGTAACAAAGGCATTGCTTAATGAAATGCTCATGATATTTTCCTCGGTTGTTTAAAAAAAACGGTTTGGTTCTCGCGCCGGTTATCCAGTTGCCTGGGCCGAATGCTTGCTGCTTACGTCAGCCAATCGTCAGCATCCGCTGCGGTCAGGGCCAGTTGCCTGGTATGCCTTGGGCGCGATTGTATGAGCATTTGTACAAAATGCAAATGGCACTTGACAAATAAAAAAAACCCAGCGGAAGCTGGGTCAAAATGGCTACCTCAGGAGATCAGGAGATATGCTGCTGGAACATGCGCTCTACCTTTTGGCGGTAGGCTGCATCAGTCTTGTACTTGGGGTCATTGACCATTTGGTAAAGCTCTTCTTTGCTTGGCGCGCCTTCCATTGGGGCCACGTCGATTGGCACCCGGCCCTCATAGGCTGAGCGAACCTTCATCAATGCGCTCAAGCCGCGAGCTGTGCCGCCCATGATCTTGAACTCTTCAAAGTCGTCTTTGCTCCACACACCCTTGTTGACCAGGCCGCGAGCCCAGTCCACCATGCCATTGACCACGGCGTTGGCATTAGGGCCGAGAGACTTCATCTCAGCTTGAGTGTCGATGGGTGGGCCAGCCATCTCGGCAGCCATCTGATTGACGTTTTGCGCCAGCTCATCGAAGGCCACCTGGCTGATGCCGTACTTCTGAGCCCAGCCGACGTATTGCTTGGCCAGCGGGTCAGACTCGATGTCCTTCACGCCAAGCGCTGCTGTGTCGTATTTGCCGCCCTCTGGGGCTTTGTGCTTGCCCTGGCTGACCACTTTGCGCAAGTCAGCATAAGACTTGGCCATGGCCTCCATGTTGGCTTCGCCCTTATCCTGGTTCCAGAAGTTTTCTGGCAGCCACTCTGGGCGCTCTTTTGGCGTGCCTGGAATCGCACCAGGAGCCAACTCAGTTGCTGTCGTCGCTTTGTGGTCGATCTCAACAGCTTGCGGGTTCTCTGTCTTGGTTTCGTCTGCCACCTGAACACTGTCGAGTAGGCCAGTGCTGGGCTCGACATTGGTTTGGGTTTCGGTCGTCATAATTTCCTTGCTTGATTGATCCGTGCCTCGATGTCCCTCACCACGTTTCTTTGCCCTTCGGCAAAGTAAGCATGGGAAGAGTCTGTGCCCGGCACGGCGATGGGCACATTCACATACATGTCGCGCATCCACTGAAGGAGCTTTTGGCCGTCCTCAGTGGCAAACACGCGAAGGGCTAAGCGCGCCAGGTCATCGCGCTGCTGGTTGGCTTCGCGGATGTCTGGCGTCTGGCCAATGGCGTCGAGTTCATCCCAGCTCATGCTGGCGCTCCCTGCGGTGCTGGTAAGCCAGGCGGTGCCATGCCCTGCTGCTGCATGGCCATCTGAGCTGCCATGGCTTGAGCCTGCTGGGCTTGCTGCTGCTCAATGGCAAACGCACGCTCAGCGGCACTGTTGCGAAGCGCGGAAGGCACACCCAGCTTGTCGCCCAGGTAGTCGATCATGTCGCCAAACTTGACGGCCACTTGACCCTCGGCACCCATCTGCTGGGTGATCTGTGCAAACTGCAGCGCTGCGTTGACTTCGTCCATTGCCTGGGCGTTGGCCAGTGGCGATGTGGGAGAGACCTTGACCTCCAAGCCATTGACGCGCAAAGGCAGATCGATCAGGCCGCGCTCGTCCATGACTTCCAAAATCTTCGTGACCACAGGAATCATGGTCTCGTTGATCAGTCGGCCAAACGCTGAACCCAGGTTCTGCGACAGCTCTTTCATGCGCTCGACAATCTCTGTGGCAGAACGGGCGCTCATGTTCTCTGGTGGCAGGGATTCGTCCAGCAAAATGCGCTTGACGTTGCTGCGCAGATCGTTGATCACCAGCTGCGACACGTTGAAGTCGCCAGAGCGGGGCAGGGCCATCAATGACGGGCCTTGCGGGCCACCGTTGCGGGCCACTGGGATAATGCCGCCAGGCACGATCTTGACCGTGTTGGGGTTCAGTACGCCGTCGTCTGCAGCCGTGTACACGCCAGAGACCGCAAGCGATGCGTTCTTGAGCAGCAGCTCAATGGTTTTGTTCAGCGTCTTGATGTCGGGCAGGGCGGTCATGAGCGGGCCGCGACCGTAGATTTCACCGGCCACCTTCATGTAGCGCGAGATCACCCAGGGCGAGACTTTGCGGCGGCGGTAAACCAGCTCAGCTTTGCTGACCTTGTCGATGACGTGGTAGCAGTAGTCGCCACGGTTTGCGTCATAGATCGTGGCTTCAAGCAGCTCAATGTCGTCGGTCGGTTTGTCAGCAATGCGGCGCTGCATGTCTGGTGGAATCTCGGCATCAGGCCACTGGCGCTGAATGCTTTCACCCTTCAAGCGCATGCGGCGGTAGACGTTGTCAACCTGGCCATTCGCGCCTTCTTCGTAGCTCACCAGGAACAGTGGCACGGGGATGAAGTTGATCGGGCTCACGTCATCACCAGGCTGCACCATCATGCAGGCGGTGCCCACTGCCAGGTCGAGCAAGAACTCACCCATGGCAATGTCGAAGTTGGACTGGCGCAGAATGGCAAACATTTTCTCGCCGTACAGATCAAGGATGGCTTGGGCTTGTGGCTTGCGATCCATTGGGATGTCAAGGCCAGACTCCAAGCGGCACCAGCGGCGCTGCGGTGGGAACACCACCGACTGCAGTCTGTTGGCAAACCGTTGGGTGCTATTGATTGCTGTACTGTCGAAGACGCGCTGCATCTTCTTTGAGCCGGTCGAGCCACCTTCCCAAACGCCATACAGCTGGCGCTGGGGCAGGGCGAACTCGTAGGCGTCCTGGTACAGCTGCTGGAATTCGTCCTTTTTCGTTTGCGCCAATGCCTGGCGCTTGACGATCTCTTCTGGCGTCAGACGCATGCCGCCTTTTTGATTTGTGCCGTATTCCATTTCAATCGTCCATTTCTTCGTTGAGCAGGGCGTCAGCCAACAGCTTGCGATCCTTGCGGCTTAGCGTGGCTGTCTTGAGTTTCTTGGCCATTTCGGCAATTTGCTCTGGCGACAACTCTTCGTCGTCCATCTTTTCTTCGCCGTTTTCAATGCAAATTTCAATCTTCATCATGATCAACCTTTCAATGTTGCGTTGGCCATCAGGCCACCACGGGGCTTGCGCTTCATGCCTGCTTCAGACATGGCAATGGCAATGGCTTGCTTGGGATTCTTCACGACCTTGCCGTCACCACCGCTGTGCAGCGTGCCGGTCTTGTATTCGTGCATCACTTTTTGAACCTTGTCTTGTGCTTTCATCGTCAAACTCCTAGTGTTCCTGATACGCCCAGACTGCCACCGCGACCGCCCAGGCTGCCACCACCGCCAAGTGTGGGGGCGCTTCCTGTCACGTCATAGCCAGACAGCATCGATCTGTCAGTTGCTGAACGGCCGGCTTTGAGGCTTCCAGCGAGCTTGGCAGCAGATGTGCGCTGCATAGATTCCATCTCTGATTTGGACTTTGCGGCCATCTCAGCAGACAAGCGCTGTGTCTCAGCAAGCTGCTTGGCAATTTCTGCCTGGGCAATCTCTGCTTCTTTGGCTGCTTGCGCAGCGGCTGCTTGAGCTGCTACTTGCTGTGCCTGGTAAGCGGCTGCAGACTCTGCCATTCGTTGCTGCTCAGCTGCAACCATGGCGGCAATTTCACCTTGCGCTTTTGCAAATGCGTCTGCATCGGCTTTCGCCTGCGCTTCTAGCTGGGCCTTAGTCGCAGCGTCAAGATCGGCTTGCTGCTTCTTGAATGCTTCTTCGTCGGCCAACAGTTTGGCCAGCGCCGCATCATTCTCCGCTTTGAGTTTGGCAGCAGCTGCTTCGTCTTCGGCCTTAATCTTGGCCTCGTTTTCGGCAGCAAGTCGCGCCAGCTCTGCCTCAAAGCCCGCTGCTTTGTCTTCCTCGCCAACCGTCGGGACAAATGGGTTTGAGTTGCCGTCGTTTAGCGGAGAGATCAACTGGCCGTCGATCTCTTCAAATACACTGTTGACAGGCTTAATGACTGCCATGTCAAGCTCCCAGCAGGGTCTTCACCTGGTTTTCGTCATTGGCTGCTGGTGCCAGGCCAAGCTCTGGATTCATCCTGGCTGTGGACAACAAAGAGCGGCGGCCAGCGCGGCGGCGTGCGGTCATTTGTGCAGACTCACGCTCAGCGATCTTGCGACGTTCAGCATCGAGCGCAGCAGCCTGGTCTTTGGCCTGCTTCTCCATTGTGGCTTTTTGCTCTTCGTACTGCTTTTGCTGTTGGAAGAGTTGTGCTTTGGCAGCTTCGGCAGAGGCCGCTTGCTGAGCAGTCAAGTTCTTCATCATTTCAGCTTGCTGCGAAGCGCTGAGCTGAGCTTGCGCCATAGAAGATGCCGAAGCCTCTCTCTGAGCTGCAATCTGTGCCAGTGTCAATTGACCTTGCTGAGCGGCAATCGCCGTTTGCTGATCACGGGTGAGCTTGGCTTGCTCGGCAGCGCTCAGTCTTGAGGCTTCGGCTGCGGCGGCAGCAGAGGCACGGTTCTTTTCGGCCTCGCTCATGGCAGCTGCTCTGGTCTTTTCTGCTTCTGCAGCAGCGGCGGCACGCGAAGCAGCGGCCTGGGCAGCAGCTTCTTCACGCGCTTTGGTTGCGTTTGCAACGGCAGCAGCCGACGCCTCGGCTGCCTGGGCTCTGGCCTTCTCGGCTGCGCTTTGAGAACGGTTCACAGCGTAGGCTGTGGCACCCGCTCCGATCAAAGCTGCGACGATTGGTGCTGGCATGGTCTGATCCTCCCGTAGAGTGTGTAATCTGAGCCGTCCATTCCGAAGTTGCGCATCACACCCTCAAGCGTGAAGCCAAGCGCCAGCGGCCAGCTCTGCGAATAATCTGCATCAGATTCTATTGCTACTTGTACACGGGTCAAACTTAGAGATATCTGCGCGATATCAAGAGCAGTTCTCACACCGACTACCAGCTGGCGCTTGAACTGGTGCTTTACGCTGTCATCGATGATCGTCCACACCTCACCGACACCCTTCCACAGCACTGCGATGCCGATGATCCCCAGCAGTTTGCCGTTGTAGTACAAAGCACCGCTTGGGCCGCGCTCCATGTTGAAGTGAATGGTGTCCAGCGGGTCGATAGGCCAGGGCGTTCTGACGTATTCGGCCAGGCGCTGGATGTGCCAATCAGTGATGGGCTCAAAGTAGATGCCGGTGCAAGCCAGCTTTTCGTTGACGGTGTCGATCAGGTCTGTCATGAGAAAATATCGAAGTCCAAAACAGCTGTGGCCATGCCAGGAGCGCGGCCTCCCAGCTGGTGAGTGCGGGTCATGCGGTTGTATTCACCTCCACCCAGCATCAGGTAGCCGAATGAGTCGCCAATGTGCGAGTGTTCGTTCTTGTTTGGCGCGTCTTTGAAGCGTTCGTGGCCAGCACCGACTGCGACACGCTTAAAATGGTAGCCGCCGCCCAGGGCTTTGCGGAGGAGCTTGCATTCCCTGTTCACAATGAGCCCAGGCTTGCCCATGACCAGGCGCTGCATAGGGGCTGCTGACGCTTCCCGGCGCACTTTGAAGTCATTGGACGCTGTCGGCTGGGCTTTGAGCCCCAGAGTCCGCAGAAAATCGAAGGCTGTGACCTCATAAATGGCGTCCCTGGCCATACCGGCTGGGTCACCCCAGATCAAAACTTGGTGATGTGGGTAGCGGGCGTTCAATTCGGTCAGCAGCTGAGTGCCAAAACGCTCCAGGCCCATGTCAAACGTGACAATTTCCTGGTGAATCACCCACCGGCCATTGGGTAGGCGCTGGCCAATGGTGGCTGCAGGCGTCAAACCGAAGTCAAGCCCCACCTGGATGGGCACATTGGGGTCAACTTCAGTGTCGCCAGACATGGTCGAGTCGTCGTACTCTGGCCAGACGGGTCTGCCTTCCTGGACATAGACGTATTCGCCACCGGCATAGCAGCGAATCCAGTCCAGGGTCTTGCCGCCCAGCATCTGGAGGTAGTAACCAGGTGGCAAGTTGTTCAAATTCTCGGCCTTGGGGTTGATCTTCCACCACTTGTTGGCCGCAAAGATGTGGTCATTGGCCTCGGGCATCTCGGGCAAGTCTTCTGAATCCACCGGCACCACGCCACCAGGCTGCTTGAAAAACTTCCAGGCAAACTGGCCGGTGAGTTTCTCCTTCTCAGCCAGCTTGAACCACCAGTGGTCGTCATCCATCGGGTTGGTGTCCATCCAAATGCCCGACCAGGTCGCCCCGCCATCGCGTTTGGTGGGGTAGCGGCCAACACGGTGGGTCAATCCATCGATCACGGCCTTTGGCAGCTCCCTGGCTTCGTTCACCCAGGCACCCGTCAGCTCAAGCGACAGCAACTTGCGCACGTCTTTGGGCTGGTCAAGAGCCAGGAAGATGACTTCACAGTCAATCCCGGCGGCATCGCCACGGCTTGGCAGCTTGATGTGGTGGGTAATCGGCGGCGTCCACAGCATCGGGCCGAAGGTGGACTCAGGAAACAAGTCCAGCCACGTCTTGATCGTGGTGGTTTTCAGCATGGGGTAGCTGTTTCGCACAATGGCAAACCGCGAGTAGCGGATGCCATCAATGGGAGAGGGCTTTTGTTTGACAGCACGCATCATGATCTCGGCAGCACAGGCGTAGGACTTTCCAGACCCCACCGGCCCCATCATCCCGCGCACAAAGGCATTGCTTTGCAAAAAGTCCCAGACCTCGGGGCTCTTGCTGAAGTCCAGGTTTAGCCCCGTTGAGGGCATCTGCTTTTCGCTTTGTTCTTTGGTACGGCTCATTACTTCCTTGCTGGGCAATTACGCCCTTGAAAACAGTTTCCATGGCATGGTGGACAAGTGAGATCACCGATCAGCCGACGCAGCTCTTGCTGCAGCGCCAGCTTCTTGTCGATGATGTCGTCCCACAGCGGGTCTTCCAGGTCGGTATCCAGCTCCAGATCAAGCACATCAATGACCCTCTGAACCAGTTGCTTCTCTAGGGTCATGTCAGTCCTTTAAATCCACGATGTCACTCACCGGCGACTTGATGTTGATGCCAATCACACTGGGCTTGTCCGATTCCTCAGGGTTGTCCAGCAGACCAGAAGCCTTGGCCAGAATGCGCAGCACCCCGACCTTGTCATACAGCTCAATCTCAAGCGTCGAGTTGCCATCTCGGTCAACCTTCTGCTTGATGGACTTGATCGCGGTCAATGCATGCTCGGGTATCTGGTGCGCAGCTTTCACCGTCACATTCCCAGACTCATCCCAAGTCATGATGTCGCTAATCTTCGTGTTGGCCATGCACAGCAGCGCATAGGCCACAGCCTCCCGGTTCCCAGCCAAGGTGGCCGATCTCTCAAGCCTGCGCTCAATCGACCTGGTGCCACCCCAGCCAGCCACACTGGGTATCTGCGTGGGCTGCTTACGGCTTGCCATCAGAACGGGATGTCAGAGTCTTCAACAGCCATCGGAGCAGCCACAGGCGCAGGCTCCTTGGGTGGCTTAGGCTTGCCGATCTTCACAGCAAACCAATGCTCACCAGCCTGGGTCTTGCCGGGCTTGATGTCCAAGTAGCACAGCGTGCCATCAGGCAGCATCACCTCACCCTTGTAGGGCGCATGCCAGTCCTCAGTTTTGTGCTTGTTGACAAAGGCAGAGCCCTGTCCTGGTTTAAGTTCGTATGCCATAAATCAATCCTTTCTAATGGCGAGTGTACAAAGTTCAGAAAATTCTGAGGAAAAATTCCCCATGCCAGCAAAAGGCTGGGAAAAATTGTGGGAGGCCCCCGCATCGCTACGGTGATGGGGAGGGGGGAAAGGTCGTTTTTCTACGCGCCCGTCAACGCGCCCGGTATTGCGCGCATCACGCTGGCGCATATAGGTTGAGCCCGCTTTCCCAGGCACACGTCGCAGCATCCCCTCTGGGTGTACAAAACCCATACGTTCGTATGCGATATGTACAGAACCGATTAAACGGCCTACAAGCGATTGAATACCTGCGATGCTACCCATGTGCCAACCAGCTTGTGATCGCGCCGTATGGATCGATCTAGGTGCCTTGCCGATGCCTTGGGTCATGCCGCATCCCGGTGCATCTGCATCAAGCCATCGACCAGGTGCTGTTCCTTCGGCGTCAATCCCTCGGCTTGGTAGATCGCCAGCAGCGTGGTCAGCCCGTCCTGGATGTCGTCCTCAGTCATGCCGAAGTCGATCAGCTGATCAATCGATTGGTTGTTCAGAACTAACCTTAGGTTATCTCTCTTTGTATTTAATTTATTCTTAGATTCAATCTTAGGTTTATCTATCTTAGGTTTATCTCTATAGGTATTCTCTGTGTTATCTACAACCTCCGGGTTGTGATTGGTTACAACCTCCAGGTTGTGAATGTGATCATTGTTATCCACATGGTTTTCCACAGATTTGGTTGTACCTGGTGAGCGTTTGGAAGCTGCTTTTTGGATGTCTTCCTTCATCTTTTTGACCGTCCTGGTCTGTCCTGATGCTGGCATTTGTTTCTCCTGTTTGAGTGGTTGCTTGAGCGCTTTGCTGATCAGCTGGGCGATGCGCCTTTGGCCCTCTTTGTCGATCTCTTCGGCTTGTCTCCTTTGTTCGTCGATGATGGCTGGTGGCCGTGTGTCCTCCTTGTTTGATGTCATGGTGATTGCCTCCTCTGCTGTGATGGATGGATCGAAGATCACGCGCAGAGTGTCTGTGCGCTCGCCCTTGAACCCTTTGCGAACGGTCTCCAGGTAGCCCAGTTCTCTAAGCTGCTTGAACTGCTTGGCCACTGCCTGTTGGCTAATCCCCAGCTCTTGGGCTAACCTGGTCTGACTGACCCATGTGATGCCGGCACGGTTGCAGTACGCGCACAGGGCCGCCAGAGCTTGCAGGGCACCGTGGCTCATCTTCTTGTCAAACACAGCTCTGATGGGCAGCACGCAGACCTTGCGCTGGTCTGGCAGCGGGTCTTTCTCTTTGATCCTGGGCTTCTTGGGCAGCGCAAAGCCAATCGGCTCAGACATGTCGCTCATCTCTGGCCACCTCTCGCATGTGCTGCCTGATGCGCTGCTCTGCGCCCTTGCCGTACAGCTTCTCGGTTGCTGCCAGGTGCCTGTCCACCAGGGCTTTGTCCTTGGTCAGCTCCCAGGTGGTGAGCAGCTCTCTGGCCACCGCACGCTCCAGGACTGCGCGCTCCGGCAGTGGGCCTGAGTGCTTGTAGTAGTGTGGCTTCCATGGCCGCTTCACTTCTTTGCCTGCTGGTAGCACTTGGCACACACCCAGCGGCGCATGCCCAGCACGCGCATGAGCTTGCCGCCGGTCTGGGCTTTGACCTGGTGGCACAGTGGGCATGTCCTGGTCATGCTGCCGCCTCCACAATCGGCCTGGCACGGCGGTGCTTGATGGCCTCATACACAAACTTGATGGCGTTCTCCAGCTCGGCGACGGTGCAGGCATCGAGCTGCGCGTCATGCACTTCCATGCCGGTGTTGATGGCCTGCAGCTCTGGGCCTGTAAACAGAAACCGATTCTTGGCCACACCACGCTTGGCCATGGTGTAGATCGCATCCTGGGCGGCTTTGATCTCGCCGGCGTACTGCTTGCCCAGGTCGGCGTTGACCTGGTAGAGCGCCTCGGACATGTTCATGGCAGCGATCAGCACGTCAACTTGTGCCCGGTCACCATCGCCATGCGTCACGTCAAAGAGCGCCTGGTGGTTCTTGATCTTCAGCCCAATGGCCTCGCTGTGCGAACTCATGGGCTTGAACCCGTTGATCACCCAAGCCACGGGGTCGGGCAAAACCTGGCGCGGTCTGTACTTGCTGCGCTTTCTCATCGCTTGGCCTTCATCTTGTCCACCCAGCAAACTGCGCAGTACCACCGCTGCGGGCTGGTCTGCACGCCGCCCTCGGGTGGGCGCTTCTCTTCACATCGGTGGCACAGCTTGAAGGGCTGGCCATTGACTCGGCTGCCAGTCAGGCTGACCTGGTGCTTTGCAAAACTCATTCACATACCTCATGCAGATAGACCTCGATCCTCGGGTCATACGAATATCTTTTTTCAGCGACCAACTTGATCACTTGCTTGTCGTCTTGGTAGACCACGCCGTTGAGCGCGTCCAGGACTGCCTTGGCCACGTTGTCCAGGTCTGGCTTGCCGGGTATCAGCTCGCCGTTGAGCGCCTGCATCTGCTTGCGCTTTGACCAGCTGGGCGGGATGCCGTGGAAGGCCACCACGCGCAGGGCGATGGGCGTTTCAAACACCGACCACACCGACATAGCAAAGCTCGCCTGGTTGGCGATGGCTGCCTCATACGACAGCGTCTTGGCGTCCGTATACATGCGCACAAAGCCGCCCCGGCTGCTCGCCCTGGGCCTGCCCTTGCCGACTGGCTGACCAGGCACCACGAAGTAGATCGCGGCGCTCATAGCAAGCCTGCCTCTCGCATGTCATTGACGAAGGCTTGAACGTCAGGGCAGGGGATGTCGCGCCAGCAGGCAGCGTCACCCGTCATGAAGAGCGCCTCGGTCAGCACGTCCTCGGGGATCGGCTGGCCTTCTTTGGCCATGTCCAGAATCTTGGTGGCTTCCTGGTGGTTCATTGCTTGACCCCAGACAGGAAGCGCTCCAGGCGAGGGCTCAGCTGGCCGTAGCGGGGCTGCAGCTGGTCACGAACGCACTGGTCGATCAGGGATGAAATAGAGCGGCGCTGGTCTTCGGCTGCCTTGTCGAGCAGCAGGCGAGTCTCGGGGCGCAGCCTGGTGAGGAAGGGTTTGAGTGTGTTGTCCATGGAGCATTAGTATATCGCTCCGATATTGGACAGAACACCTAAGTCACTGATTTTTTGGCATGTTAGGGTAAGTCCCTATGGTTTGCATGCTTTTGGGGGTTGTACACCGATATCGCTTTGTGGCTATAATCCTTCCATGTTCAACGCGCAGATAAAGCGCACAGGAGTTCAACATGTACCTCATCACAGACAGCTACGGCACCCGTCAACGCGCATGGAGCCGCACCGAAGCCCTTGAGTGGCTGGCCTGCTGCAGCCCCGAAGCTCAAGTCACCGACATCTTTGGCCGCGTTGTGGCCGTTCGTGTGCAGGGCTGATCATGACTACCCACACCGGCAAATTCGTCGCCTACTTCCGAGTCTCTACCGACCGCCAGGGCCGCTCTGGCCTGGGCCTGGACGCCCAGCGCGAGCGCGTCATGAACTACTTGAACGGCGGCAGCTGGTCTTTGATCGGCGAGTTCACCGAAGTGGAAAGCGGTCGCATCAATGAGCGCCCAGCTCTGGCCGATGCGGTCAAGCTGTGCAAGCGCGAGAAGGCCACCCTGGTCGTGGCGACGCTCGACCGCCTGACCCGTGACCTGGCATTTGGTGCGACCCTTTTGAACGACACCAAGGTGCGCTTTGTCTGCGCCGACTTCCCAGAAGCCAGCCGCGAGATGCTGCAAATGCGTATGGTGTTTGCCGAGTGGGAAGCCCGCCGCATTGGCGAGCGCACCAAGGCCGCCTTGGCCGAGCTGAAAAAGAAGGGCAAGAAGCTGGGCTCACCAACACCTAAGATCGGCAGCGCAGCCGGTGTCAAGCGCATCCAGGACAAGGCCGACGCCTACGCCGACCGGGTTGGCCCCGTGGTGCGCGAGATCATCCGCAAGACGGGTGCCAAGACCATGCGCGACATCGCCCAGGAGCTGGCCTACCGTGGCATCGAGACTCCACGCGGCAACACCGAGTGGCACGCCAGCCAGGTGTCCAACCTACTGAAGCGCATTAAATGACCGGCTGCACCGTTCACGCCGCCGCTGGTCGCCTGTTACAGACTGACAGTTGCGTGCTTCCCACAATGCCACACAGCCAGGAGTTGGAAGTGACTGATCCGTTGTTCAACTGGGAGCAGCTGTTCCCAGAGGATGCCAATAAGCTGGGCGAGTACCTCCAGGAGATTGGCCACCGCCCGGTGTGCCGCCTGGACATCAGGATCACCAGCCTGGAAGAACTCAAGAAGGCTGCCGTGCTGATCGGCGAGCTGAACAAGACGCTCCAGGTCATGGCCTACGCCAGCGACAAGCATGAGGCTCTTCGGGTGATCCTGGCGCGTGGTGCAATGCAACAAGCACGCATCAATTTGAAGTATTTGCGCACCAAGAAGTTCTTGGCTGAGCAAAAAAAGGGCACTACCCGTAGTGCAGCCTGGCCTCTACAGGTTGGGAATTTGGACAGAGCCCGCAAAGGGCCGGATGTTGATTGATTACAAAGGAGAAAATCATGAGCGCTTTTTTTAAAACCGAGGTCAATGCGTATAATTTGTATAGCGTCAATGACCCGCACAGACACTATATCTGGGGGTCAGTTGATCAAGAGGAAACTCTCGCTCAGAGAGTTGCTGCAGCCGCAGCATTCCTGTCTTGCATCGCCACCTTGATCCTAATCTGGGGGGCTTTCTGATGCAAGCAAAGACGACCCCTTACGACACCGGCAAGGTCAAGATCGGCCTGCTGTATCAGCCCCGCCAGCAGATCGAATACTCACTCGACCAGGAGCTGCTGCAGAGAGCGCTGCTGGGTGAGCGTGACCCCTACCAGGCCGAGCTGCTGCTGGCCATTGCGTGCCTGGCCTGCGTGGTCTTCGTCTGCGGAGGGCTCTGGTATGCAGGCGCTTGAAGGCCGACTCATCAAAGAGCGCCAGCTCGACATCTTTGAGCAGCGCGACCACCAGTTCTTGGAGCGCTGCCGGGCGCTAGCCGTGGTTCTGTGCAAGCAGCACGGCCAGGTCTCAATCAATGACATCAGGCAGTTCATCGAAGTGCCGCCTGGTGTCCATCCATCTGTGTTGGGTGCCGTGTTTCGCACCAAGCAGTTCAAGCGGGTTGGCTTCATCGAGGCCGCCCACCCCCAAGCTCACGCCCGAGTGGTGCGTGTGTATTCCCTTGCCACTTCAAAGGAGTGAAAAAAATGGCTGGAAAATTAACCGACGACAAAGAGATGAGCGCGAGCCGCTTGCCTGGCCTCATGGGCTTTAGCAAGTACAGCACGCCCAATGATGAGCTGCAGTTCTCGATCAACGCCATCGATGGCAAAGAGCGCCCCGACATTGGCAACGAAGCCATGGGCTGGGGCAACACCCTGGAGCCCGTGATCCTGACCGAGGCAGTCAAGCGCCTGGGCATCACCGAGTTCAACACCAAGATAAACCAGGCTTACACCCACCGCAGCTTTGCGCTCAGCTGCAGCCTGGATGGGGTCGGCCACGGCATTGGCCAGGAGATCACCACCGACCCCGACAAGGGCATCTTCGTGGTGGGCCAGGAGTCCATTGTCCTGGACGGCCCAGGCGTGCTTGAGGCCAAGCTGACCAAGACCATGCCGGAGGACGTGCCTCACCTGGCACGCGGCCCGATCCAGCTGCAAGGCCAGATGCTGGTCACCGGCCACAAGTGGGGCGCTGTGTGTGTGTTGTACCAGGGCATCGAGCTGCGCGTGTTCCTGTTTGCGCCTCACTACGACACCCAAAAGGAGATCGTCAAGGCGGTGCTTGAGTTTGAACACAAGCTGGAGAAGTACCGCAACAGCGCCGAGATCGACTGGTATCCACCGGCCAGCAGCAAAGAGCTGGATCGCATCTACCCGCAAGCTGCCAGCAAGGAAGAGGTCGAGCTGCCAGCCAACATCACCGACCTGGCCAAGGCAATCCTGGAGAACAAGGCCGCCATCAGGGCAGCCGAGGCCAGCATCGAAGAGGCAGAGAAGCTGATCAAGCAGACGCTTGGCCAGGCAGAGAAGGGCAGGGCAGGGCAGTACGTCATCAGCTGGCCCATGCGCAACTACAAAGCCCAATCGGAGCGTTTGATTCCAGCGAAGGAAGCATACAGCGTTCGCCAATCAACACTGTCAATCAAGGAGCTGCAGCCATGATCTGCACACTGATTGCCATCGGCTGCGTCATTGGTGGTGCCACCATGGGTTTGCTGGTTGCATCGCTGTGCTTCATTGCAAGGGATAACTGACATGAACCTACCAGACCGACCAGCCATCCGGCACGCATACGAACGCGCTGTCGTGGCCATGCTAAACGCAACAAACGCAACAGAGGACGAAGCCGAGGCGTTCGTGGACGCCATGGCTGACCTCATTTTTACAACCATGAAACAGTACATTGAAGAGGAAGAACAAGATGCAACTCACAACCACTAACCAAAGAGGATTCGCGCCAGCCACATTGGGCGAGGCAGTGCAATTCAGCGAGATGCTGGCCAGCTCCAGCATGGTGCCCAAGGCATACCAGGGTAAACCCCAAGACATTCTGGTCTGTGTGCAGTGGGGTTATGAGATGGGCCTGGCACCCATGCAAGCGCTGCAGAACATTGCCGTGATCAATGGCAAGCCCAGCGTGTACGGCGATGCCATGATGGCCTTGGTGCAGGCGAGCCCCGTGTGCGAAGACGTTGAGGAATACTTTGAGAACGAAGGCACGACCAACCCCATCGCGGTCTGCGTGGCCAAGCGCCGTGGCCGCAAGCCTGTGGTCATGAAGTTCTCGGTCGAAGATGCCAAGCGCGCTGGCCTGTGGGGCAAGGGCGGCCCATGGACAGCTTACCCAAAGCGCATGCTGCAGATGCGTGCCCGTGGGTTTGCGCTGCGCGATGCGTTCCCCGATGTCCTCAAGGGCATGATCTCAGCCGAGGAGGCACAAGACTACCCAGAGGATGAGAAGAGCGCTCCAGCGCCCCGCAAAGCGCCAGCAAACCCCCTTGACATGGTGGCCAAGCCGGTGGAGTTGGCAGCGCCAGCTGAGCCAGAGGTCTTAGAGCCGGTCGCAGCAGTGCCCGAGCTGGTCGAGGTGGTCGAGCATGTTGAGCTGCAGCCGCTGGTCGAGCGAGTGCCTGGTGAAGACGACGACCTGGGCGAAGACGTGGCCATCGGGTATGCGGTGCGCGTGCCAGGCAAAGAGCAGCCATACAGCGTGCATGACACCCTGGAAGAGTGGGCCGATGCTTACGAAGAGCTGGCCGACAAGACAGCGAAGGCAGGCAAGCGACCAGCCCGCGAGCGCATGACAATTCTGAAGGAGCTGAAAGAGTGCAACCAGGAAACGATTGGCCGCATCGATACCATGAAGCGGATCAGACACACAGCCAACTACCAGAAGCGCATCAACGCCTTGGGCGCTGCGCAGTGAAACAGATGATCAGGTCTGCAAAACGGTGAGCGCAAGATTGATGTGCTTAATTCGGTCTTCAAGACCGATGAAGCCGCCATTGATCTTCTTGGTCATCATTTTGTAGTCCTGGTTATCAGCATACTGATTCAGCTTGTGCGTGTTCCAGAACCAGCCAGCCGTCAAGGCTGCATACTGCGGCGTGGCCACCAGGTCTGGCTCCATTACGAAGTCAACACCGAGCGCCTGGCCTGCATGGTAATACCCGCTATGGCCGGTCAGCTGGATGCAGCCTCTGCCCCGGAACCTGAACCCATCCCCTGACGCTTCGTCCCGGTTGCCCATGCGGTCTGCGTAGACCTTGTTGGCAATCTTGCGCGGGTTGCGTTCGTACTGCTTTGCAATCTCAAGCAATGAAAATCGCTTGGGCCACAGCTTCATCAGAGCTTCGGCCCGGTAGTTGAGATTCTCTTCCAGCGTTTTGAAGTGTCCACAT